GCGAGCGCGGCGTGTCGCTCAATGCGCTGGCTCGGCGGTATGGCGTCACCAGGCAGGCGATCAGCCAGATTGCGCGCGGGAGGGTCTATCGCAATGTCAGATGACCGCCGCTTCCTCGTCGTGCGCCGCGAGCGCGGGCGGCTCGTTTTCCAGATCTGGCACCAGCCGATGCCGCCGACCTGGCCGAAGCACGAGCGGGAGTTCACCGTCGCCGTGCGCGAGCTGGCACCGGACGATGCGCGGAGCCTCGACGAACTGGCGGCGGCGTGGAGCGTGGTGCCGGCCGGCCCGGCGGAGGCGCGGACGAGCGACGCGGCGGGGGAGGGGTGATGCTGAAGCTGGCTGGCACGGGCAGGAGAGGGAAGCGCTTCGTGATCCTCGGCCTGTCGCGCATGAACTGCACGAAGCTCCTCGAGGGGCTGCCGATCCACATCCATGCCGAAGAACTCGGCATCGGGTTCGACATCACCATCATGGCCGGCGAGACGGAAGAGGCGATGGCGCAGGCGCTGCGCGACGCCGGTGTGCGCCTGCCGGAACCGGAGCGACCGAAGAAGCAATGAGCCGTTAACCATGCCGCTGGCACTGTCGCGGCATGGACGATCAAGCACTTTTGCCTACCGTGGCACACAAGCCCTCTTGTGCGACAGACCCGGAAATCCGCATGTGGCTGCACGGGCGAGCGCGCCCGACGCAGCGCAATTACCGGCACGAAATCGAGCGCCTCGTCGCTGCGACTGGAAAACAGTTGCAAGCCATGACCCTCGACGACTTGCAGCGCCACACCGACTCGCTTGCCCATCTGGCGCCGCGCACGCAGAGCCTCGCCATCTCCGCCATCAAGAGCTTCTTCGCCTGGCGCATCAAGGTCGGGCTCGCCGACGCCAACCCGGCGGCGACGCTGCGGACGCCGAAGATCCGCAACGACCTGGCGGAACGCATCCTCGATGTCGACGAGGTGCGGCGGCTGATCGAGGCGGCGGAGGGTCGGGCCCGGACGCTCCTCCGCACCTTCTATTTCTCAGGGGCCCGAGCCTCGGAACTCTGCGATCTCCGGTGGCGCGACGTGATGGTGCGAGGCGATGCCGGCCAAGTCATGCTCTTCGGCAAGGGCGGCAAGTCGCGGCCGATCAAGCTGCCGGCCACCATCTTTGCCGAGATTGTTGAGTTAAAAGGCAACAAGGGGCCCGGCGACCTCGTGTTCGGTATCTCGAAACGGACGGCGCAGCGCCTCATCAAGCGGGCGGCGGCCAAGGCGGGCGTCAACGAGCGGGCCTCTCTTCATTGGCTCCGCCATGCCCATGCGAGCCACACCCTCGACGCCGGCGCCCCGGTCCACCTCGTGCAGCAGACCCTCGGCCATGCCTCGCTGGCGACGACGAGCCGCTACACGCACGCCAAGCCGGACGCCTCGAGCGCCGAGTATCTGAAGGGCTGAGGTAACGCCAGCGCCAAGCGCCGCCGCCGGGCTAAGCGGTTCCGCATGCGGGTAAGCGGGGATGGAGACGCGCGCGGTTTTGTAAGAAAAAGGCGCGACGTTGCCGCCGCGCCGAGTTCCGATCATCTATGCGCATACCCATCCGTCGCATCGTCGGGTAATGCCGGGGCAGGATCGCCGGGCATCATTAATTTTTCCGCAACGGATACGGGTCTATCGCAGCCTCAGAGCCCACTAATCTGAGAGCCCGATGTTCCCCACGAAGCCCGCCGATCCCAAGGCGACCGCCGCGGCCAAGAAGGTCAGCAGCACCCCCGACCGCAAGCCCAAGAAGTCCGTGCCCTCCCGCGACGGCCTCGGCAAAGCGGCGCGCGAATACGCCAAACGGCTGAAGATGGGCTGACGGTCTCAGAACAGACCGATAACAGACATGGCGAAAGCACCGAAAACGGCATTCAAGCCGGGCAAGTCGGGCAATCCCGGCGGCCGGCCCAAGGTCGTCGCCGAGGTGCGCGACCTGGCGCGGCAGCACACCGAGCTTGCCATCCTCACCTTGGCCGAGATCGCCGGCGACGCCGAGAAGCCCGCGGCCGCACGCGTCTCCGCCGCCGAGGCATTGCTCGACCGTGCCTGGGGCAAGGCGCCGGCGACGATGGCTGGCGAGGGCGGCGAGGGGAATGCGCAGCTCGTCGTGAAGGTCGTGCGCTTCGCGACCGATGCCTGAGATCCTGCTGCCGAACAACTGGCGGCCGCGTCCTTACCAGCTTCCGCTCTGGTCCTATCTCGAGAAGGGCGGCAAGCGCGCCGTCGCGATCTGGCACCGCCGAGCGGGGAAAGACGAGCTCTGCCTGCACTGGACGGCGGTCGCGGCGAACGATGTCGGGCACCCGCAAGCGATCGGCCGCGTCGGCACCTACTGGCACATGCTGCCGCAGGCCTCACAGGCGCGGAAAGCCATCTGGGACGCCATCAACCCGCACACCGGCAAGCGCCGCATCGACGAGGCGTTTCCGCTCGAGCTGCGCGAGACGACGCGCGAGAACGAGATGATGATCCGCTTCAAGAGCGGCTCGACGTGGCAGGTGGTGGGCTCCGACAACTACAACAGCCTCGTCGGCTCGCCGCCGATCGGCGTCGTCTTCTCGGAATGGGCGCTGGCCGATCCGCAGTCGTGGTCCTACATCCGCCCGATCCTTGCCGAGAACGGCGGCTGGGCGTTCTTCATCACGACGCCGCGCGGCCGCAACCACGGCTCGACCTTCTACGAGGCTGCGATGAAAGACCCGAGCTGGTTCGCCGAGAAGCTGACGGTGCATGAAACAGGCGTGCTCGACGCGCTCCGCATCGAGCAGGAGCGGCGCGAGTATATCCGGGAGTTCGGCGAGGACGACGGCGACAACCGCTTCCGCCAGGAGTGGCTCTGCGACTTCAACGCAGCGATCGTCGGCGCCTATTTCGGGCGCGAGATGCAGAAGGCGGAGGAAGAAAAGCGCATCGGCCGCGTGCCCTACGACCCGGCATTGCCGGTGCACACGGCTTGGGACTTGGGGCTGAAGGACACGCTCAGCATCTGGTTCTGCCAGCGCTCCGGGCCGAACTGGCACCTCATCGACTACCTGCAGAACAGCGGCGTCGGCCTCGACTGGTATGCGAAGGAGCTCGACAAGAAGCCCTACAAGTACGGTGAGTGCATCCTGCCGCACGACGCCAACAATGGCGATTTGGGCACCGGCAAGACGCGCGTGCAGACCTTGGAGGGCTTGGGCGTCAAGCGCATCCGCGTGCTGCCGAACGCGCCGGGCGCGGTCGCCGACGGCATCAGCGCCGCGCGCATGATCCTGCCGAAATGCTGGTTCGATGCCGAGAAATGCGAGAAGGGCATCAACGCGCTCCGGAACTACAGGCGCGAGTGGGACGAGAAGCGCAAGACCTTCCACGACCGGCCGCTGCACGATTGGGCGTCGCACCCGGCCGACGCCTTCCGCTATCTCGCGATGGGCGATCCGCAGAACGAGACGGACTGGAGGCCGCTGTCGTTTTCATCGAGAGGCTACGTCTAGGAGGTTCCCGATGCAGGACGACGACGAAGTCAGGCTCGCCGACGAGCCGCAGCCGGATGCACCGCAGGGTGCAGACACGCCCTCGCTGACCCCGGACGACGCCTACGCCGCCTGTGTGCAGCTGATCCAGAACCTGCAGGGGAGCGACCACCAGCGCCGGCAGGTCGTCGATCGGCTGCGGGAGCAGTTCGGCGGGTGAGCGACTATCCGCAGTGCGCCGAGTGTGGGGCGCCGCTGGCCTTCGTGTTCCGGGACCGCGATGCGCCACCGGACGCCGATGTTGTCTGCGGTGTCTGCTACGACTTGCTTCGGCAGGGCGAGGGCGAATACCTGAGACGGCTCAGGGAGCAGTTCGGGGGATGATCTGCGACGAGTGCGGCGGGGCGATGCCTCGCCTTGATGCCGCCGACGCCTCCATCCGCATCGAGGCGTCATACCCCGATGTGACCGTGACCTTGACGCCGCTTCCGCCCGAGTGCCGGCTGAAGTGTGGGCTTCAGGACAAGATGCGATGCGCCGGCGTGCGATCGGAGCGCGCCACGTTTGCCGACCGGCTGCGGGAGCAGTTCGGCGGGTGACGCGCTACGCCTTCATTGCCTACGAGTTCGAGCCGTGGACCTATCGCGGCCCGTTCGGCCTTGAGCGCAGGCACCCGCCGTTGCGGGCTGTGGCCGGCGTGGTCGAGACGCACCTGCCATCGGTGGCGCGGATGGTGGCGGTTGACCACCTCGACCCGGTTGATGGCGCTCCAGTTGAGGTGAGTCTGCAGGCCATCGCCGGCACCTAGATCACGCTTGCGTTTCCCATAACTCAAACTTTTCCTTAACTGTCTCAGGCTCAAGAACGGCAGGAAACCGCCATTCTGTGAGCCGAGCCTTTGCTTTTCGCGTACATCCACACGTCGCTCGCTGACGGCACCAAGACCGTCGGCGAGATGGAAGCCAGCGACCGCGCCGCCGTCCGCGATACCCTGATCGCGCAGCACGGCCCCGGCAGCATGACCATCATTGCCGACCCGCCGAAGGGCGAGCGCGAGCCCGAGCCGGCACCGCTGCCGCGCGTCCGCGCCATCCCCACCGTCGGCACGCCGCGCACCGTGCGCCGCTTCGGGAGGGCCGGCTGATGCCCGAGAAGAAGTCGTTCCCGTCGCTCTCCGACTATGTCGAGGACGGCATGACCCGGCCGGACCTTGCCGACATCGTCAACATGCCGCGGTTCAACCGGGTCAAGCTGCATTACCTGCTCATCAAGTCCTGGCTGCGTCAGGCCCGCACTAAGGGGTGGTTCTGATGGCCCAGATGGACAACACCAAGCTCAAATCCATCATCGACCAGAAGATCGCGCAGTCGATCGGCTCGGGCACCGAAGACCCGATCGCCTCCGACCGCGTCACCGCCGAGAAATACTACCGCGGCGAGCCGATGGGCGACGAGCGCGAGGGCCGCTCCAAGGTCGTCTCGCGCGATGTCGCTGAGGCGGTGGACAGCATGATGCCGCCCCTCATGAAAATCTTCTTCGGCGGCGATCAGACCGTGGCCTTCACGCCCGAAGGACCGGACGACGAGGAGGCCGCCAAGCGCGAGACCGACTACGTCAACTGGATCTGGCGGCAGCAGAACCGCGGCTTCATGGTCGGCTATGAGTGGGGCAAGGACTCGCTCTTGAAGAAGCTCGGCACCGTCAAGGTGTGGTGGGACGAGTGCAAGAGCTACTGCCGCGAGGAATACGAGGGGCTGACCGACACGGAGTTTCAGCAGCTCCTCGCCGACGACAAGTTGGAGCTCGTCGAGCACACCGAATACCCCGACCCTTCCGCTGAGGACGGTGCGGCACCGATGAATCTGCCGGTGCCGGCCGCCGCGGGTGGCGCATTTTCGCCGCCCGCCGGGGCAGCGCCGGCCGGTTTAGGCTCACCGCCAGGCGCTGCCCCCACCAATCCGCCGCCGGTCCCGCTTCCTTCCGGCGGTGGCACGGCGGGAGCGCTGCCCCCTGCGCTCCCGCCCACACTTCACGACGCCGTGTTCCGGCGCCTCCGCGACGAGAGCCAGGTCCGCGTCATGGCCGTGCCGCCCGACGAGGTGCTGATCGACCGCCGCGCCGGCTCGGATGAGCGGCCGTGGGCGCATCGCTGCCTGCGCACCGTCTCGGACCTCACCGAGCAGTTCCCGGCCAAGGCGCAGGTCATCAAGAACCTGCCCGACGACGACGCCGACTATAACCGCGAGCGCCTGGAGCGCTTCTCGGACGAAGGCTACCTGAAGCGCGAC